TATGTGCTCTCGCCGTGTTATGGAGCCGTAGACTCCATCGACACGAACGGTCTTAAGAGCTTTTTGAAGGATTGTAACTCTTTTGCTCTTTTCGTTAAATCTATACTTGACCATGTAAACCGACTGCTCAGGCACGACTGCAAGAGAACCTGCCGGTGCTGCGAGCCTGTCGGCCTGTGTTTGGGTGGTCACGGATTGCTGAGGCAAATTATGTACCACCAAAGTGATACTAGGTTGCTCCTGCGGCTTGAAACTATTGTGTGACATTGCCACATCAGTTCCAGTAAAGCCTACCGTACCTAATATAGATAATAGTAAACCACTAAGTGTTTTCATGTTGTTCAGTCTCCTCGGTTGGTTGCCTTCTCCGGTGGCTGGTATCTATAACTATAACCAGTTAGCTCTATAAAAAGAACATTCGACAGCAAAAAACCAACGAAAGCCTTTGTTTCCAATGAATAAAGCTCAAATAAATATCTAAGCCAATGATAGCAACGGTTAGAGAACTGCCAAAGTTGTACATACTTAACATTAAAATTGTATGGTAAAGTTTGTACAGTAAGCCGAGAAACCCTTTAGCAGCAACAAGTTTAGCACGCTCAAACAGAGAGTAGCACATGGCAACTAAGAAAAGTAAACCAAAGTCTGACCTAGCGCTGTTGTACGCACGAGTGTCTACGCAGATGCAAGTCAATGATGGAATGTCTCTTGACGCACAGGAACGAGACCTAAAGCGCGCAGCGGAACACGCAGGTTTTACTGAGTTTGAACTTCTGCGTGAAGAAGGTAGATCAGGCAAGTCAATCAAAGGAAGACCGATTCTTAAGGCAGCTTTGGAAAGACTGGACAAAGGTGAAGCGGCCGCTATCTTTGTTACTCGCATTGACCGTCTTGCTAGGTCAACTCAGGACTTTCTTACCATCGTAGATAGCGCGCATAAGAACGGTTGGCGAATTGTGATGCTGGACTTAAATCTAGACACGGCCTCATACCAAGGAAGATTCGTCGTAACGATCATGTCGGCGCTTGCGGAAATGGAACGAGCTATCATAGCAGAACGCCAAAAAGACGTCCACAGGGATCGTAGAGAAAAAGGAAAGGTTTGGGGTGTTGATCTCGGCCTTAAGACAAAAGTGCCTGCCGAAGTTAGATCGCAGATTTCGGAGTACAGAAGCTTAGGAATGTCGTACAACAAAATAGCTGAAAAGCTAAATGACGAGAAGATTCCGCCAACTCGTGGAGCGAAATGGTACGCATCTACTGTTCACAGCTTGGTAAACAATCTAAAAGACAAAGGGTCTTCTTCGTAAAGAACAAGGTCGAGCTGGGCGGGCGATTCATTTGCCGTGCCTCGGCCCACCCAGCTCTGAACGTCTCTCTCCCTAGACGTTAAACCTCTAATAAGAACCTTATCTTAGGTTGGGTGCAAAATAGGTAATTGCCAGCACTATTTTTATTTTTCTGCGGCAACTCTAATTGCTCTAGCTATGAATTGATCTAGAGGCATGCGAGCGTCCTGCGCAGTTGACTTAAGTAGTTGTAGTTCATCAGAAGTTAAACGAACTACGGCTATCTTTTTTCCAGTCTCAGCAGAGCGAAACACTAGGCGGTGCCATCTAACTTTCATTGATAGACCCTAGTGAGCTCACGATCCTCGTGCAAATCGTGAGGCAATTCCCCAATCCACTTCTGTGCTTTGCACTGCTCGTGGCATTAGCAATCTGCCGTGGAGTTCAGCTCGTGACCCGTGACCGATAATGTCTACGCCACGGTCCATCATTTTTCTCTGAAAAGCAATTTGCGTCATTGCGCGCTCTCCACGCTCTTCAGACCATACGCGGTACACAGCGTACAGTGACTTAATTGGAATTGACGCTCCTTCAGATTCTTTTGTTTCTTCTGATAAAAAGAAACCAATTCTGTCTTCGTTTTTTCTGTAAATCTCAGCAGCTTCGCTTACAGCTGTGCACCAGCCAAGCGCGTCTCTAGCGCTTGAACCGAGTAACTTAATTGCTCCCTCAACTGCCCACGAAAGCACTGCAGGCAACGCGCCTTCAGGATCAAATATGTAATGCTTAAGATCTGGATCTGGATTTTCTGGAACCTGCGTAAGGGGTACTGGACGAATACGTCGCCACATAGCGTCATCGCTAATGATAGGCCTGTGGTTTGTTGTGACCCACAGTTTTGCTCGAGACTGAAATGTAAATGGTTTTTCACCAGGAGAGCGCGCAGAAATTTCAGAAGAACCAGTAAGTTTCTTTACAGAGTTTTCTTTCAGTCGCTCTGACTCTGGAAGCTCGTCAACCCATACCATTCGTCTACCACGGAGTTCAGCCCAGTGGTACAAGTCGGATCCGTGAGCGTTACCGTCGCCTTGAGCAAGAACACTTGAGTCAAGAGGCCATGCGTATTGTGATGTACCCATCGCTTTTACTAATGCCTCAACCATTGTGTTTTTACCAGAGCCAGATGGCCCATACACTAAAAACATAACATCGTAAGTTCGCAATCCAGTGAGTGAGTACCCAGCAGCTTTTTGTAGCCACTCTTGTAACTCTTTATCTCCACCAGTTGCAAAGTCAATAAATTGCTCCCAACGCACGTTGCGAATTCCAGGGTTGTAAGCTACTGGAGCTCTGCGCGTGATGTATAGGTCTGGGCGTCCTTTTAGCAACTCACCAGTGCGCAGGTCAATAACTCCATTAGTAACTCCTAATAAAGTTTCATTGCTGTCCCACTGATCAACGCCAACCAATACTCGCGGATCGGATGTCGCGCTTTCAATCGCTCCATTGATACGAGAGTTTGATTTTGCTTGCTGAGCCCACTTGATTACTTCAGATTGCTTATCCGCATCGTCAAGATAATGAACAACTTCACTTGCAACAATCGGAGCAATCTTTTTAGAAAGCTCGCGCATTTCAAGACTTTCAACATCTGGTTTCCAGTACCCGCCATCCCAGTGAAACCAGCCAAGGCCCGGCGTGTATCGCACTGCTGCTCCAAAAGAGTCAACCATTCGCCTGCCGTTGCCAGTGTCAGTTAGACTTCGCTTACCTGGCTCACCGCCTTCTTCTTCGCCAAGAGCATCGGGGTCATGTGGAATATCTAAATTAGTAAGGTTGGCAGCGGCCGTAACAGAGCTTCCTCCCATGATTGACGTATTTATAGTTCCGCCAATTGTGCCAGGATAGTACTCAGTTTTTTGTTGCTGAGGTGTATGTGAGTTTTCAGCGTGGGACTTTGCTTTAGCTAGTGTTGCACGGCTTTCTTCTTGAGACTTCGCAGCCCAATCCTGAAGACCAGGCCAGAGCCGCTCTGTTTTAGGATTGTCAATAACAAATTGTATTGCACGCCGCACGTGCATAAGCAATCCGCCTGGGCCTTCAAGCTCAAGAGGTGGTCGTACTTTTTCTGCGTTAAAACGAATCATCATTGTTTCAACAGCAAGTTTCCCTGCTTCAGTGTTGACTGGAAACTTATTTGCTAAAGCGCAAGCCATTGAATAAATGTCAACGGCTCGTGAACCTTCGTCAATTCCCTCTGCGAGAAGACGATCAACATCTACGCGCTCGCCACCCCAATCCATTGACTCAAGAAAACCCCAATCGCCTTGACCTAACGCGGTACCACTGGCAGAGCGAGAACCTTTCTTTCGCAATGCTTGCAATAGTTCTTCTGGCGCTGTGGCCATCTCAATTTCCCAGGGAGCTTTGCCAGTCACCCATTCGTAGCATACTCCAGAAAAATGGCGTGACGGCGTAATTAGCACATATCCATTGTGCTTAATGTCAACTCCGCCAAGCCCTGATTTTTTTAAGTTCCCAACCAGTTGCTCTGACTCGCTGCACTTATAAAATAAGTGGCGGCCGCGCTGCACTTTTCCACCCATTGAGTACTCACCAGTGATTGCCTCAACAGTAGGCGGCAATGCGCCCTCAACAAGTTGCTCAAACTTTTCAAATGAATCGGGACCACCAGAGCGTGGGTCAATATCAATTACAAAAAATCCGCTAGGACGACAAAAAACTGCAACGTTTGTTTCGCTTCCTTCTGGCCACCAATTATTAGCAACAGCAACATCGCTTGTTGCTTGCGAATTCCACTCGGGAATACTAGGGTGTTTGCCTACGTCTTTTGGCTCTGTGTGCGTTCCACCACACGTACATCGCCCATTGACGATGCCAAAGCACGGCATAACTTTCCATCCATGTGATGCGTACCAAGTGGCGGCTGGGCCTAATCGGCCGCTAGCAGAACTCCAAGCATCCACTAAATAGCTCGTGTCTGCAACAATAAATTGTCGCAACTAAACTTAATACTGTTACTATTCGTCATTTAATTACCTGTCGTGAGAGAGAAAGATGTTTTACCGTGGAACAACATATTATCATAGGTTCAGTCCCGTCGCCTGAATATATGTTACTATACATCTTCTAGTACAGAGTTTGATACTGTATTGAATAACCACTAGCATGGAGGCAAAAGCATGGGGTCACTATTTGAAGAAATTCAATCTGAAAAATCTAAACAAGGTAACCGATCTAGAATAGCTGAAATTCTAGCGGCTTTACCTAACGACGACAAAAAAGATTTTTTGAAGGCGCTAGACGATCACAGCATTCCAGCTTCAAGTATCTCCAAGGCAATGTCTAAGCGTGGCCACAAGTTGGCAATCAACGTAATAAGCCGCTACCGCCGCGGAGAATTGATGATAAAATTCAAATGAGTAGCCTATCTGATGACATTAAAAAAGAAGATGAAATTGCTGAACTACGGGCAGCATTAAAAAAGTCGCAACAATCGCATTACAAGGCTAAGCGAGCAAATGACATTATTGTAGATGCTGTGTATGAAGCTGCTCGTGAATCAGCTATTGCTTGCGGCCCTGGTAAATCGCTAAAAGTGCCAGCGCAGCCTGGACAAAAAGACACTAGAAAAACCAAACCAGAGGTGGCACTAGTCCATGCGACAGACTGGCAAAATGGAAAAAGAAGCATTACATACGGAATTGAAAAGTGCTCACAACGCATTGAGCAATTGGCCACTAAGGTTATGGAGCTCACCGCAGTCCAAAGAACGCACCACCCTGTCCGCGAATGTGTTGTAATGCTCGGCGGAGACATGGTTGAGGGAATCACTATTTTTCCTGGCCAAGCCTGGGAAGTTGAGGCACATCTCTTTGAACAACTTTTTGAGACTGTTCGTATTGAAGAAACTCTTATCAGAACCTTTGCTGCATTTTTTGACAAGGTGCACGTTGTTTGCGAGTACGGAAACCATGGCCGCCTCGGCCGCAAGGGCGAACTACCAGCAAACGATAATATAGATGCCATATCTTATAGAATAGCTCAGGACAGAACAAAAGATCTAAAAAATGTCACTTGGCAGATGTCTCCTGATTGGTACCAAATGGTCACGATAGGAAACTACAAAGCGCTCTTAGTGCACGGCGACGAATGCAAAGCTCAGGCTGGTATTCTACGAAAAGCCAATGCATGGGCTACTGGAGTAGTTGAGCCGTTTACTGATGTGTACATGGGGCACTTTCACACACCGACTACATACACGATGGCAAATGCTGGAAGAGTGTTTGTAACTGGTTCTCCAGAATCTCATAATGAGTACGCGCGAGAAGTGATTGCCGCAGTCGGCAAGCCGTCCCAACGACTTCACTTTATTGATCCAGAAAAAGGAAGAGTCACAGCAGAATACACGGTGTGGCTCGACTAGGATAGTATTTCCAGGTGGGGATACTCAAGCCTAGAGGCTTCTTCAAAAAAGAAAATACTCTTCTTCAAAATGCAGAAGAAGTGCTGACCGACCAGCTTTCTGAAAACTATGACGTAGATCTTTCACGAATTGGCCTTATGTGGTCTGGTGTACTTGGCTTAGACACGCCAGTGCCCGCATCAGAAGTAGCAGCAATGCTGTCCTGCGTAGATCTAATTAGAGCAACTACGCTGGTTGACTCACTTGAGCATTGGACTAGCGCTGCGGCTCATGCTGCTTTAGGGTATGAAGCCGAGCCAAGTCTAGAAGAAAACGAAGAAAAAGACACAAGAAAAGTGTCAGAAAAAAATCCTATAGGCTTTGTCGTACAAGACACATCAAAAGCATTAAGTACAGAATAGTTTGATAAGATCGCGTTCTAGCAGACGAATGGAGCGCATACATGCCTTGGCCTAACAGCATTACCGTGCGCACTGTTACTGGGACATACTTCACTGCTTCTGGAAGTCCAGCAAAGGGACGTGTCACTTTTACGCCATCATCACGAGTACTGGACCAAGACGACGCTGTAGTTGTTGAATCGGCGTTGACCGCGACGCTGAACACAAGCGGGTCTTTTTCAATATCTCTTCCAGTAACTGATAATCCTCTTTTGTACCCAAATCAGTGGCTATACAATGTAAAAGTAAAGCTCTATGGCGCAAAACCTTATGAGTTTGCGGTGTATATCCCGTACGGCGACGGCACTAGCATTGATCTTGCAGAACAAGTAAACTCGTCAATAAACACAGAAGTTACAGGCGCTTCTGTGGCAAGCGCGCCGCAAGGGCCAATAGGGCCAAGAGGCGCGAGCATTGTTGCTGGACAGGGCCTGCCGATTTACACTATTGGCTATGACGGAGACGTATTCATTGACACGGATACTGGCGACTTTTACGGACCAAAGGCAGCAGGCGAATGGTCTGGTACTCCGTTTTTCTCAGCCAACTTCACTACTAGACACGTTCATACGCAAGGTGCGGCAACGGCTACATGGACAATTACACACGGGCTAGGTGGCAAGCCCTCTGTGGCAGTAGTAGACTCGGCTGGAACTGTCGTGGTTGGAGAAGTAAGATACGATAGCAATACAGTAGTGACAGTTTTGTTTACTACACCATTTTCAGGGTACGCGTACCTTACGTAGCTTGAATAGACAATAAGGAGCTGCTCCCCATGGCACAGAAATTTCTTACAAATATTGACCTTAATCAGAATCAGCTGATTAACTCCAAGTTCGAAGTACTTGCAACTAACCCATCTACGGGAAACTTCGAAGGACGGATGTATTTTAACTCCACCACGTTTACTCTTATGCTCTACGCCAACTCCGCGTGGAGAAAGACTGTGCATAGCATCGCAACTGGTGGAGCAAATACTGATGCCATTACGCTTTCTGAAGCAAACGGAACGACCACTGTCACGCTCAATGTTGCTGACGCAGACAGTGCTGGTCTCCTTACTGCCGCCTTCTGGAACGACCTTACTGACGCAACGTCTAGCGCCACGGCAAGCAAGCTCGTAAAGCGCGATGCGAGTGGGAATATCTCTGTTGCCACACCAAGCGCCGACGCCCATGCGGCGACAAAAGGTTATGTAGACGCAGCCCGTTCTGGTCTTGATGTCAAAGCGTCAGTGAGGGTTGCCACAACTGCCGCCGTTCTTCTTGCCTCTGGCTTAGAAAACGAAGACACAGTCGACGGCGTGACACTCGCCACAGGTGACAGAGTTCTTGTTAAAGACCAATCAACAGGTTCGGAAAATGGCATCTACGTTGTTCAGGCTTCTGGTGCCGCAGTTCGTGCAACAGACGCAGACACATCGGCCGAAGTAACGGCAGGAATGTTCACCTTCGTCTCTGAAGGTACAGTAAACGCCGACTCTGGTTGGGTTTTAACAACAAACGATACGATTACCCTTGGAACTACAGCACTTGCTTTTGCTCAATTCTCTGGTGCTGGTCAAGTTACAGCAGGCGATGGTCTTACTAAAACTGGTAACACAATCAATGTCGTCGGCACTTCTGCCCGTATTACTGCTAACGCTGACAGTATTGACATTGCATCAACTTACGTCGGTCAATCTTCGATTACGACACTTGGAACAATTACCTCGGGTGTTTGGAATGGCACGGATATTGCGATTGCAGATGGCGGTACTGGGGCGTCAACCGCAGGCGACGCTCGCACAAACCTTGGTCTTGCAATCGGTTCTGACGTCCAGGCGTATGATGCAGAACTTGCCGCGATTGCTGGCCTCACTTCTGCTGCCAATAAACTCCCGTACTTCACCGGATCTGGAAGCGCCGCTTTAACAGACATCACAACGCACGGCCGCGCAATTATTGATGATGTTGATGCCTCTGCGTCACGAACAACGCTCGGATTAGTTATTGGAACTGATGTTCAAGCGTACAATTCCACGCTTGCAGCAGTCGCAGGTGGAACATACTCTGGCGATGACAGCATTACTACGCTTGGAACGATTGCAACAGGAACATGGAATGGTTCCGATATCGCCGTTGCTGACGGTGGCACTGGCGCCTCAACGGAGGCAAACGCAAGAACAAACCTCGCGGCCGGTGGCTCACAGGGCGCCGGAGTCAGCACTCCCGCTCTTGCTCGTAAAGTCACAAAAACAGTTGGCGACGGCACTGCCACTTCTATCGCTGTTGTCCACGCATTCAATACGCGCGACGTGACAATTCAAGTGTATGACGCGGCAAGCTACGACACAGTCATTGCGGATACAGTTCGTACTGACGCAAACACAGTAACAGTTACGTTTGCGACAGCTCCTACTTTAAATGCATATATAGTTGTGGTTATCGGCTAAAAAATCAAGGACAGTTAAACATGAAAATTACAGCAGAACAAAAAGCAATCGCGGCATCATACGCAAGAAGCGTACTTGGTGCAGCAGTAGCAACATACGCAGCAACGAGCGATGTTAAATTAGCTGCTAATGCTCTCTGGGCAGCAGCACTTCCTGTCATCCTTCGCTATATGAATCCAAAAGACACTGCCTTCGGCAAAAAAGCTTAATAAAACGCCCTGAGGGGCACTAACAAGAGAAACGACTGAGGTCATGGCTCAAAAATTTATAACCCCAATCGCTATCAAGCAGTTGTCCTCTGCTGGCTCCGATGGATTGACAATTTTTGTAGACCAAGAAACTTTTGCAAGACTTCAAATTCAAGGTGGCGGTCGCCTTGTTTGGGGCGACGGAACTCAGGGTGGAGATGTAAACCTATACCGTGACGCAGCAAACGTCCTCAAAACAGACGACACCTTCAAAGTGCCTACTCTCTTCATTGACGGGATAGAAGTAGACACAACTAGCGCGACAAACAACCAAGTACTTACGTTTAATGGAACCAAGTTTCTTCCAGTAACACCCGTTGCCTCATCAAGCGTTGCTACTCTTGATGACCTTACAGACGTAACAATAACCAGCGTTGCCACCAATCAGGTTCTGCAATGGAACGGCACTGTCTGGGTAAACGCCACTGCCGCAGGTGGAGCAACAATTTCTGACACAGCTCCGAGCGCTCCTGTCGCCGGTCAGATTTGGTTTGAGTCTGACACGGGTAAGACTTTTATTTACTATGACTCCCAATGGGTTGAAGTTGGCACACAACCACTTGGACCAAGCGGTCCTACGGGTGCGACAGGACCTGTCGGTCCTACGGGTGCAACAGGTGCAACAGGGGTTGGTGCAACAGGTGCTACGGGTCTAACTGGCGCAACAGGTGCAACCGGACCATCGGGTACTAACGGAACTATTGGTGTTGACGGAGTAACAGGACCAACAGGACCTACTGGTGTTACTGGCGCAACTGGCGCGACTGGCGACACTGGTCCCACGGGCATAACTGGAGCGACAGGACCAACTGGTGTTACTGGCGACACTGGTCCCACGGGCATAACGGGAGCAACGGGAGCAACTGGTGTTACTGGCGCAACTGGTCCCACGGGCATAACTGGAGCGACAGGACCAACAGGCGCAGGTGCACCACTAACAAGTTCTGCAACCGCCCCAGTGTCTCCATCTGCTGGAGACCTTTGGTTTAATTCAACTACTGGTGCTTCTTACATCTATTACAACTCAGCATGGGTTGAACTAGGTGGTGGAACAATGTCGCCGTACCAAGCAACCTCTTCTACTCGCCCATCTTCTCCGTGGACTGGTCAAACAATTTATGAAACAGATACAAAGATTGGTTATCAGTATGACGGTACTAACTGGGGTCCAACATATCCAGGTTCTGGTTTCCGTAATGTGGTTATCAATGGCGATATGAAGGTGGCACAACGAGGAACATCTGCATTACTGATTACTGGTGGTGGCTATTACACGGCTGACAGGATGTCATTTAGTCCAAATACAATGGGTCAATGGACTCAAAGCGTTGAATCTAATGTACCAGCAGGCTCAGGTTTTTATAAAAATTTAACGCTTCAATGCACAACTGCTGATGCTTCACCTTCTAGTGGTGATTATGTA